TAGCGACAGTTACGCTGTTATCACCTCCAAACTTAATGTAATTTTCGAACCACTACAAGCCCATAGAGATCGCTTTATATAGCACACGCTTAACGCTTTCCTTTTCAAGACCTAGATCACCTTTGGTGCGATATTCTAAATAGATACGATCAACTTCGCTATCTAGGCTTTCAGGCCACTCATACTTATTAAAGACGTACTTAGCTATCTTTCCGAATAGCTCTCTAGACAGAAGCCCTTCTAATTGGATTACCTTCCGAGGTGTTAGAATTCCAATTTCTGTATATACTGTGTTAATTGCTGTTAGGATTGTGTGAGCTTGATGTTTTGAACATCCTTTTACTTCCATAATGTACTCTGCGTTACGGTTAGGGTGTGCTGCTCTTAATACTTCGATTTCCTTGCGAAACTCTCGAAAAAGTTCCTTAGTCAGCCCAGCGTTAGTTTTATTAGTATCTGGCTTACATGACCCACTTCTGGCAGAATAGTTCTCTAACAAATGCTCTTGTAAATCATTCACTAGACAGTTCGTAAGATACTCACGCATGTCTTCCAGCGTTACAGGCGACAACTTCGAGCGCTCCTTAACTACATTATCAAACCTTTGAAAATATTTTCTAGCTTCCGTTCTGTTGCATTTCTTGGTTTCCATTATATATTTAGTGAGTGTCCTACGATGTTCTTCCCTCAATGCATCAAACTCTAGAGTTAGCCTTTGATGTAGCTCTTTAGTCAGTCCTGCGTATTTGTACTTCCCGCTCATGAATCCTACGCCCCCACCACTGGAAAATGAATGTCACCAATGACTAGAGAACCTACGCTGTAGTAAAATCCACCATTTCCATCATTAGCCTCACACTCTGCCAAAGCTATTGGATTTTGATTGTGGTAAATAGTTACCGTATTCTTACTTTCTGTTTCTCCCGACCAATCATCTTCCTTTACTACCTGTTCACCAACTTCAATGTCAGTTATAATAGCGTCTAGCTTGACATCTTTGAATTCACCTCCAGCATAGGCACAGCAATCATTTTCTGACATCTCAATAGTTACCTTTGTACCATCTTCAAGTTCTAGGTGGTCTTTATCCCACTTAACTATACGCTTATAGAGTAGTAACTCTTTTAGTTCTTCCAATGAGCCATACCTAGCGTTTTCAAAATAATCCGAATCTGGCTTAAAGCAGTTTTGTAGTTTAATAGTTTCTGTGCATCTTAATTACCTCTACCTTTCAAATAACTTGTAATATCATCGCCAACCTGTACGTTGTCATACTGTTCCTTACGTCCACAATCGATTGTGTAGAGCTTCCCTATCATCTGCTTACCTGTGATTTTCCCATGCAATACAGTAGCGTTATCAACCTTATGTACCACGATAGCTTTCACAGGTCGATTTGTCACTCTTATGATGGTAGTCACATTGATTACTATTGAAATTAGTAGTAGAGCAGTTAAAAACCTTAGCTGGTTATCTCGTTTTGACAAAGTTGTCATCAATCATTACTCCTTGCCTGTCCTTAATGTTGATTAATGCGATTTTAAGGCACTCCTCAACGTCGTAACCGAGTTGTAGGCATAATACCACTAGGGTAACAATAGAATCGCCTATAGCGTCTTTTAGAGCCATTTCTGGGTCATCAAAATCGTTTGGTTTTAGAAATACATCTCTAATCTCTCCAACTTCTTCAGTGACTTTCATCCATTCGATTTTAGGATTTCCTTTATCCAGTCCGTGACTGATAGCCCACTCGTTAATCTTTGCGATTAGACTGTCATTTTCAGTTGTATCAAGACCTAACAGATAACCAACGCTAACACCGAAAAAGTCTGCTAGCTTTTTGGCTTCCCTTCTACTGATTTTACTGGTTCCATGTTCCAGTTTAAGAACAGTCAGTTTTGACACTCCTATTTTTTCAGCCAACTCGACTCTTGTAATTTTCCGTGATTCTCTTAACAGATAAAGTCTATTCACTTATTCCACCTCTTTAACCTCTACTCCCTCACAGTCAAATACCCATCCAAAACCAGCTTCTTCTAGTTCTTTGCGAGTGTGTATTGTTCTAAAACGGTCTGTATTGTCTCGGCTGTAAAACACCCAAGTTTTTCTGAAATTATCATAATTCAAATAAGTTGCTTCATCATCTAAGCTTCGGATTCTCACTGTATATCGTTTTTCTTTCTCCACCTCATACCCAAACTGGTGCATATTGACGAGTGTTTTGATAGCTCCATTCTCATAAGCCTGAGATAGCCAAGCTTTAAAATCTTTAACTTCGTCTCTGTTATTAAAATCTACAACATCATGGATACATTGAAATAGGTATTCTTCAAAGTTATCTTTATGTTTCTCATACCAATCAGCCACATATTGTGGCACTACAGGTTTAGGAATAATTTCATCATATAATTCCTCAGCGTGTTCTATTGATATGTATCCTTCTCTTGCAATCTTCTTAACTGCTTCATCTATAGTCATTTTATTTTCTCCAATCAATAAACGGACTTTCATTTAATCTATGTTCTTGCCATGCTTCCAGTCCTAATTGTTATTGCCTAGTTATCATTGTTATTGCCTAGTTATGACTTAAATAACCACTACAAACCCTTATATATCAAGGTTTCCGGCCACTTTAGTTACTTAGTTACACGTTTTTTTGATGGCTCTCTCTATATATATATATTTATTTATTTATTTATTATAAATATATATAAAAGTAGTAACTAAATAACTAAAGCAACCGAAAACCGTTTATATATCAAAGTGTTTGACGGTTACATGGTTGCGATAACCTACAGTTACTAAGTAACCATAACCAATTGCTCTTCTTCAAAATAGTTCATAAACCATTCGTAAGACATGTCTTTTTCGTATTTTAAAAACTGTCTGAATAAGTCCTCACGATCTGATTTGTTAAAAAGTATCTCCATCAATCTGTTAGGAGCTTTGAACGCTTCATCAATTCCTAGTAAAGTTTGGATTTGGTCTGTGGATAGCGTCATCTATTCCACCTCAACCATTTCTACTTTATATAATCTTGAATTTCTATATTTAACACCTCGTAGATGATGCAATCTGTTGATAGCTTCATCCTTATTCTCATAAATTTCTACATCGTCTTCCATATTGTCGTAATAAACAATAACTTTATATCTCATATCTTAACTAACCTTCTTCCATCTTTTTCACTTGTTCTTTTTGCGTATGATGGTGTTCCATAGCAAGTAACGGAACGCACTGAAATTCCTAACTGCTTAGCAATCTCGCTTTTCGTTCCCATGGCAATTATGTCTTCACCTTTATAGAGTGCGTATTCTTTTTCTTGCATAGATCTACCATCTCTTTCAATAATCTATCGTCTGGTAACTGCTCTAGTGTCAATATACGATTCAATTTCTTTGTATTAATTCCTAACTTAGTGCTGATAAATTCCATGTCTTCGTGGTTATCCCAGAACCACTTCGAAAACTCTTGTGTCTCCTCTAGCACACTTGTATGGTCATAGTGTCCCGGTGCATAGATACCAACCAGTTTGTCTTTAACTTTGCTTTTCATTTACTATATCCATAGCTTCCTTAACGCTTCTTGCCACTCCTACGAGTGCTCCTCGTTTTTTCATGGCATTCATAAACTTCTTTTGATCTTCTCTCAATCGACCTTTTTCATTTTTAACTTCGATAAAAAATATCTGTCCATCTGGTCTAAATCCAAACAGGTCACAAAAACCTTTTGGTGCTCCAGTATCAAACCAACGTCCATCAGCCATTCTGACTTTACCAACATTAATTCTGAATACCATATAGCCAGCTTTTGAAAGTCCTACTCGAATTTGATTTTGAATTAGTGATTCTGTAGCCATTCTTTATAAATGCTCACAATCTGTTTATCAGTATAAGCCATACTTGCTTGTTGGAATAAGCAGTTACGCAACGTATCTACATAAACTTCATCACCCTTTGTCACCCAATTATCAAAAGGGTCATCGATAAATAATTTTGTTTCTTTATCGAGATGTTTGTCAAAGAATTCCTTCAACCATTGTTTCTTTTCTGGAGTTGCCTCTTTGTTATCTTCATATTTGATAAACGCAACAACTTTAATGCCATAATCTTCATCGATCCAATAGTCTTCTCCAACCTTTTCAAAATGTACCGGAATAGCGTTGCATTGCACATCTATAACTGTTGCCGCTTCAGAAAAATCTTTGATGTAATTACTAATATTTTCATTAGGTTCGTGTTCTTGATTAATCTCTAAGTATTGAATTTCCATTTTTTTCTCCTTTTGTTACTCGATTACAGTAACAGTTACTTTTACTCGTAACCACCGCAAACCCCTTATATATCAAGGTTTCTGGCCACTTTAGTTACTTAGTTACACGTTTTTTTAAGTCTCTCTCTATATATATTTATTTATTTATTTATTTATTTATAAATATATTTAAAAGTAGTAACTAAGTAACTAAAGCAACCGAAACCCTTTATTTTCAATGGGTTTTACGGTTACTTGTTGCAATAACCTGCGGTTACTGAGTAACCATAACCACTACTGCTGCTTTCTTCGCCTCGTTTTCGTCCCAATTAAAATTGAAATCATGCCAATAAACTGGCTTATCTTTAGTTGGGTTAAAAAAATCAAGAGGTTTTTGTCTATCTTTTATCCAACCAACTGGTAAATTCTGTGCCAACTCTTTTTCAAAGTTAGATTTTTTAGGGATAGTATGATTACCCTCGTGACACCATGAGCGGTATACATCCCACAAGAATCTAACTGGAATACGAGTGGAAACGACATCTGACAAATATTCATTAAGGAATTTATAAACTGTGTTATTTTCTTCCTTGAATTCTTGCATACGTTCTTGTGTCGCTTTTGGTTCACTGAATTTATCGAAATCTAAATTAATAGCTTTCCAGAGCACATACTCTAAAACTTCTTTACGATTGATGTAATCATCTTTGATTGCCCAATTATCATCGTTGATGCCAAATGTTTTCTTGAATGGGATAATCACGATACGTCGATATGTCCCGTTTGATTTGTTTTTAAACACTGGCATAGCGTTGGTAGACTGGATAACTGTTTTCTTAAATTGTGCTAAGTAGGGGTTTTCTCCTTTTTTCTCAATCGAAACAGGTTCACCAGTAACAACTGAGTTAAAATTAGAAGATTCATCTACGTATATACCAGCTTGGACATCATCCCCGATGATAACTGTCTTACCTTCGATAATGGCAAGACCGAAACGCTCTGAAAATTGGTTAAGTTTCAAGGGAGCTACGTTTTTTAATCCAACAAGATTGCTAATTAACTGTTGAAACGTACCTTTACCGTCATTACCGTTACCGACCAACCAAATTGATTTTCGATAAGAGTGGTTACCATTCAGCGATGCTGCAATGACTTGCCATAGTAATTCGACAAGCTCACTATCACCACTCATTAAATCAAGCAACCAACTATCAACATCCCATCCATTTATTGTTGGTTTAGGGGCGTTCTCAACTAATTCTGTTTCAATTGTACTGAAGTTAATAAACTTATAGTCAAACGATAACAGTTTCTTCTTTCGCTTATCATAGATGCCATTCTTAACGAGTATAAAGCGTCTTACGTCTCTATACTCTGGTTCAAAGTCCATATACATGTTATTATATTCATATTCCCTGCTCATGTTTGATAGCAAGAATAGAACATTGCGGCATTTTGTTTCATTGAATGTGGGTTCTAAGACATAGATAAGCTGGTAGGCATATCTGTAATCTTTTTGGTAGTATCCACGCTCTGGATCATATATAGCTACTTTCCCATTTTCGAGGGTAATAACATGAGTGTATTTATTTAAACCTTTAGCTACTGCTAATTCTGGCAATGCCTTTGGTTCTTTTTTATCTGGATTTTCTTCCTTGAATTTTTCAAACCAGTCGTTTCGGTAGGCTTTAAGCTTATTCTTAATTCCCTCTCTGCTGCTCGGTTTACCTGGTGAGAGACTAGAGCTTGCAAATTGTTCTCTGTAATAATCGAAATCAATCGTTGTCAAGTCCAATCCTCCTTATCTCTTTGTCTAACATGCTCTTAAATGTCCTTTCAAATTCCTTATCGCCCAAAGGCTCTTGGGTGTTGTTGTTTGCCATCTTTGCAAGATGATAAGTGATTTCTGGGTCAACGCCTCTAAGGAGTAGCCCACCGACAAACTCGGCAAGTGCGTTGTTTCGACCTCCTTTGTCTCCAAAACCTAGTAAGATGCTCTCGAATAACTTTGTGGTTTTTGTACTTCTAACACAGTCACTAGCAAACGATGAGACTTCATAGCTTAATGGTTCTGGTTTCATTTTCTGCAATACTTTTATCAACGCAAGAGGTGCTTCTGTTATGCTTCCATCTTTTGGCGAATGCACTGTATCCCATTCATAGTATCCTTTGGAATTATTGGACGGTGGCACTAATATATAGTTATTAACGTGCGCCTTGATATCTACTCCCTCAATCATCCCAATATTTTGCGATATAGGATGGTTGGGGTCTTTTTTTAAGTAGATATGTCTCCCACCGCTGGGGGTTATAGCTTGCAATGTTGGGGGTATAAGTCTTGCATGTTCCCAATTCCTTAAATTAGTTAAACCGTCAACATCGCCATGCATGTCCACGTCAATGACAAAGAATGTATCTGTTCTAAGTGCAATGTTAGCATCTGGATTATCTCGCCACACCCTCCGAATGTCGTTTTCAGTCATTGGTGGTTTGTCAGCGAAAGAAATAAGAGGGGTTTTGCTATTCTTTGAGATAGGGATAACAGAATAGCCCATGCGTTGATAGTTGATTGCGTAATCAACCATCTCCATAATTAGAATGGAAGGTTAATTTCTGAAATCTCAGTATTAACTTCTGGAAGTGGGATATCGGTAACTTCCAAACGTTTAACGTTTAGATTTTCGTAGGTTTTACCTTGCCACTCAGATTTTTCGTTTTTAACGGTAACTTTAAGAGCTTTTCCTTCCAACTGGTTGAGATAATCTTCCAAGCTACTAAATTTAGTACCATCAGGAATTCCTGAGGCTTTAGCAAGGTTCATGATATAAGGTACTGGATATTTTCCGTCTTCTTTTTTAGCAAAGATACGATAGAAAATAATGTTATTTTGGAATTCTTGTTGGAAGTCCTTGCGAATACGGAAACGGATGTCAAGGTAGTCAGCTCCTCCTTGAGTAGCATCTTGTTTTGCTAAATCAATAGTAACTTCGTAAGTACCGTCTTTGATAGATCCGAATTCTTTTGCTTGTGAGTAATCAATTGTAAACATAGTTTTTTATCTCCATATATTTTTTTCTTTTTGTTGGTAATAAACCCAACCGGGCTTATATCCGTGTTGTTTAGCGAACTCTTTGAGTTCTTCTACTGTTTGGCATTGGTCACTAGTAACGAAAGTTTCAACTTTACTAGCAACCTCTTGCCGTCTTTCTTCGAGTTCTATTTCTCGAATTATTTCAACTTCTTCTTTTGTCGGTTTGTTTTCGTGACCACACATCGGACAGATACGTTCAGCACTCCAAAAAGTTGCGTAACATTCATCACAAGTCCGAGTTGTTGGTTCACCGAGTTTAAGTTTTTTCTTGGTTTTATTAACACCTTTTAGTGACCATTCACGGTCGGCGTTTGGAAGTCCATGCCTATCTACATTTCCAACGTGGTCGATGATAATAGCTGTTTTGCCCTCTCTTGGGTTTAAAGCCCTCATGGCAAACTGTAAATAGAGTGATAACGATTGAGTAGGTCTTAACATGATGCAAACATCAACGTTTGGAAGGTCAATTCCTTCAGTGAATAGCTCACAATTAACCATTATTGTAAGTTTTCCGTCTCTAAAGGCTTGCATTGCCCTATCTCGCACCTCTGGTGGCGTTTTACCACTGATTGCGATAGAAGTATAGCCTTGCTCGTTAAACGTGTTAGAAACGCTCTCAGAAGCTTCTACGCTATGTGTATATACTATAGCTTGTTTGCCTTTGGCTAACTTCTCATAGTGTCTTATAACGTCACCGTAAATCACACGTTTCATTGTGTCGTCTACAGATTTCTTAGTAAACTCTCCACCACGTTTTTTTAAGTTTGTGGTGTCAATTAAAGAAGGGGCGTAATATTTAAACGGTGCGATGTTTCCGTTGTCTTGTAGCCATTTTACTGGCTTACCAAGAACGATGTCGTCTGCGATATCATCAAACCCACTGCCATCTAATCGGGCAGGTGTACCAGTAAACATGAGAACAATGCTGTTAGAATAGTATTCGATAATTTTGAGATAGGTTTTAGCTTTAACGTGGTGAGCTTCGTCAATTAATATAATCGAAGGCTCTTGTATCCTATCTAGGTTTCGTGCTATCTTAGTAACACTATCAATGGTTACTAAGTTCATGTCAACGCCGTTACGCTTAAAGGTATTAACTACTTGTTCATTGATTTCTTTTCGATGACTAAAGAACAGAATAGTGTTACCTTTATCTGTCGCACCTTTGGCAATGTGAGCCATCACCACGGTTTTACCGCTTCTAGGTGGTGACTGCACCATGATACGCTTATTACCTCTTAAGATTGATTGCTTGATATCATTAACAAGGTCACTCTGGTAATTCCTTAGTTCCATCTAAATCACCAAATTTAAAGAGGTCTTCAATCTTGCAAGCTGTTCGATTATCGAGGCGATTCTTAGCGTAAGTACCTTCGCTGCCTTCCAAAATAAGTCCACGTGCACCTGTTTTAGCATTAACCACAATACGTCCAACGACATCGGTAAGCCCTAATAGTTGGTTGAGTACACTAGCCCTAATCTGTGGTACATACTGAGTTAAAATCTGACCAGTTTCTAAATTGAGTCCGTGGGTGTCTTCCCAAGCTGTCACATAAATATTGATAGGCTTGCTGTAGATAACAGTCAATACTCTTAAGAAGTAATTTGTCCATTGAGAGTAATGTTGAAGCTCATTACTGATACCGTTCTTTGACTTGCGACCTTGCTCAATAAACCAATCTGATTGAAAACTTGAAATGTTATCGATAACAAGGTTTTCATAGTTTTTGATTAAGTTATCTGCTTGGGTTAGAAACTCTGTGATAAATTCAGTTGGATGCTCACGGTCAAAATCTATGATATCCACGTTCTCAGTGCCAGCTAGCACTTTTGAAGAATTATCTAACGACAACACCAAAGTTTTTCCAGGCATGTTTTTTATCAGGGACGTTTTCCCTAATCCAGCCTTACCATAAATCAGTATTCGCCAATTCTTGGTTCGCTGGATATCTTTTGCTCTGATAATTCTCATCTTATGTTAAGGTTTCTCCTTTCTTCAAGAGTAGCTCCCTCAATATGCTTTCCAGATTTAAGTAACTCTTTGAGTGTTTTCTTGTCTGGCTTATAAGTCGCTATTTGATATTCCTTTGGAAGTTTCTCTTCGTTAACAACTACCGCTTTAGATTTATGAAAACCAATCTTAAATAGAGTGGTATCAACTCTGGTTTGACCAGTTTCAGTCATACTAATCGCAAGCGCTGCTTTTAGTTTGTCAATTTTTGATTGATCAGACTTATTTAATCCGTCTAAACGTTTCTTTTCGTTTTTTCGAGCTTCAATGTCTGCCTCAAGCGACTTAATGACTTTTACATATCCTTCTACCTTATTTTCATAATCGCTAGTCCATTCAATAGACTCTAGTGTGTCGAGTTTCGTTTCATCGTCAATTTCCATGTTATAAATCTCTAGAAACTGACCTGTTAACTCATATAAAGTTGCCATATTTAATTCCTACCCTCCCTAATTGTTGTAATTTTAAATGTTTTCATGGTATACTCCTTTTTAAGATATTTTATTAAGCATAGGCCATTACCTGTGCTTTTTTTAGTGCATCAATCCGCACCCAGTCCCTGATGTGCTTCAAATTATTCAATTTTAAAAAAAGGTAGTTTTTTTGGTATTTTATTTATATTTATTTTTAGTTTTGGGGTATAAGGTATTTAGTTGCACTCCACACACCAGGGTGTGGCTACGGATTGAAGAACGGTTTAGCTATTTTATTTCATTGATAGTTGTTTATGAATTTCTTCATATTTCTTTTCGTTTTCTTCGTATGGTGTCCATACTGGTTTTTGTTCTTTCTCATCTTTAGCTAAAATCCATTTAAATAAGTTTTTCATTTTAAATACCTTTCTATTAATAGTTAAAGAAGTATTCTACAATATCATCTTTTGAGAGACTTAATACTTCAATGGCTTTTACAATTTCATCTTGATTCCACGACGCTTTCCCGTTTATTTTGAAAGACGTTGTGGTTTGCGTTTTGCCAATAGCTTTAGCAAAACTTCTTTGAGAACCGTATTTTTCTATGATACGTCCTTTCAATTTAGAATAGTCATAATTCATTAAGTTCTCCTTTCTTAACTTTATGTTTTTATTTTAAACTATATATTTTTATTTGTCAATATTTTTTTTCGATTTTTTTAAAGTTTTTTTAGTTATTTTTAAATTGTTTTATTACAATAAAATAAAAGTCCTCCTATTAATATCCACACTAATATAAATAGGATCCAAATAATAAATCCAATCATTTATCTAATACCTCCACATCAGCTTTATCTTTATTTACCCATTTATTTATATATTCCAACACTTCATCTACCCAATCATCTCCATCAATATCAAAATCACCTTCAATAAATTCAATTTTATCTTTAATTTTTTTACTTGGATAAACATCAACGCTTCCATCTTCATTTTTAACTCTTTCCACCGCAGGTGCTAATACAGATACATTTAAAATATTAGAATCGTTATACCACTCATAATTTTTATAAAATCTCAACAAAATTCGATAATCATTCTTACATAAAATCTTAACTTCCCAATAAAGTCCATAAACCTTCTTAATACTAAAAGTATTAGTATATTCAAAAATCTTATCACTTAAATATTTTTGTTTAGCCCAATGATTAATAATCTGATTTAATTCATCATAAACTTTATTAATAAAATCGTTTCTCATATTAAAATACCATTTCTTCTATTATTTATCTTTAAACCATGTATAATAATCATCCCACTCAATATCATTAATCAAAGCATTAATATCTATATCTTTGTGACAAGAGCAAGGTTTAGGTTCAGGTGGTTTTATACTCAACTCAAGAATAGTCCTGTGTAATTTATTCATATAATCATCTTGTTTACGTTTTTCAATAACCTTCTTGTCAATCATTCCACTACGCCAAAATTTCTTCATATCAGTTAAAGCTTTCTATATCAGATTATTCATTGATGTATTCTAAAAATGCAGATGTTTCTAAATATTTTTCAATCGTTCCGCTATCTGCTAGATTATAATAAACTTTCATGGCATCTTCGTCTTTGTTAAGTTTAAAAAACTCGATGCGATCTTTCTTTTTTGAGTTAACGAGTGCAGAAAGTACATTAACTGCTGTCTTGTCTAGAGGATATTCTCTTAAAATGTTAAAAGCGTATTCTTGTAATTCTTGAAATTGTTCTTTATATGTATCCATTGTTTTCACCTCGTTTTTTTATTTTTTATCGAATGTTTTCAAGATTGTTTTCAATCCATTCAAGTCTATTTTTGCGACCTGATGGAATAGGTTCTTGGCTTCGTGAATAATTTTTAAAGCGCATTTGCAACATGTACTCACCACCACCAAGCGTACTTGATTCTAGTGCAATTTCCAAATAAGCGTTAGCAATGTAGCTACCGCTTGAAGTGTACATCCTACCAGTTCCGCCTATGATGTCATCATGGTGATCTTTAAGCCATTTCATAAGCTGTTCCTTCTTGAACATATCATAATAAGCGTAAAATGGCATGTTTAATTTAAGGGAATTATCAATATAATAATTAGTTTGAGCCTTGCCAATCATGGCAAGTTCGAAATCTTCGAACAGGCAGTCAAGCATTGCGTTTACTCGTGCTGCTCCCATCTTTTCGATGGAAGTATCGCCATTTTTGAACTTCTGCCAATTGGCATCAGTGAATTTGATGCCGGGCAATTTGTAGAAGTCATTTTCAAATTTAAAATAGCGTCCCACGTATTCCAAGATCAGTTGTTTAATGTCGTTGTTGATTTCCATTTTTTATTTCTCCTTTTTTAATTATGCTACTTCCCAAACTTTTTCAGCAATGTAGTAAGTACCAATGTTGTCTCCGTCAGCAATAACTTCAATTCCGTAGTAAGCACCAACTTTATGCATTACTTCGTTGAATTTAACTTCTTTAGCAAAGTCAAGAACTTGAATCATTGAGTATTTGCCAGCTTTACGCATCTTTTCCTCAACAGCTTGGAATTTAGCTAAGCTAGTGTTTTCACCCTTGGCAGCAGCCCAAGCCATTTCATAGCCTTCAGAGATGTATTCGATAGCTTTACCACCGAATTTCTTAACTGCTTCTTTAGCGATTTTCCATGCGTTTGTCATAACTTCTTTTTTCATTTTACTTACCCCTATCTTTATCTTACAAGTATAATATATATCATATATGATAGTTTGTCAACGTTTTTGATAAAGAAATTTAGTTTTTTTTGCAAAACAAAAAACCCGACTTTTTAAGACGGGTTTACAGTTCGAGAATTTAATCGAAATGATGCAAGTATTCTATCTACTATAATAGCACTTATCTATTAGAATGGCAAATAAAATAGCTATGAGATAATCTCATAGCTATTCTCCTAGGATTGTCGATAACGCCTTACATGGATATTCTTATATAGTTTATCCAACCATTAAACACACTTATATTATACCACATTTTTAAATTTTAGCAAATAAAAAACCTCCCTCAGAACGTATCTGCGCTTATTCGTGAGAGGCCATTGATATATGTATATTATAACACAAAAAAATAAAAACGCACCAGACCCCGTAGAGTTACTGGCACTTTCCTAGATATATTATAACACAAAAAAAAGCCCCAGCAAAATGCTGAGGCTTCGACCACTACTGCCATGATATCCCTATTGCAGTCTTAGGGGAGGTGATATACTCCTTTTTATTTTTTTAGTTTTCGTGGTCTATTGGTAATAGTTTACCAAGTCGTCCTTATTCCAACAAGATAGCCATACTGGACCGAATTGTCCAAACTCGAACAGTCGCCAATAATATCCGCCGTAGTATCCACCGTTGCCAGTGTCTACAATGTTGGTTTCATCACTAGAGAATGAAAAGTACATTCCAGCTTTAAAATCTTGGTCTGCTCCATCTGGAAGGTCGTTTCCATCTTTATCAACCCAGTTAACCATTGTAACCGGGATTCCGTTTTCCAAATAATCAAACCCAATTGGGCTTAAATAATCACATTTAATCTGCCAAATGCCGTTAACGTATTTGACTTCATTGGCTTCATAGTAAGCCTTTTGTTGTGGAGTTACTGCTGTATTCGCTTGGTTTTTGGTTTGTGGTGCTGATTCAGAATAGCGCCAAACCTCGATATATGCAGGCTTATTAGCTTCATAGTAATCATTCCACGGATACGTATTGATAGCTTGCCCTGCTGCTCCTTGAGTTGAGTAGTCACAACAAATAAAGTTTACGCTATCCATCATTACACCAACGTGTCCACCAGCTCCCCCAGAGCTAGCCATGTCTGCGCCCCACGACATCAATACGATATCACCAGTTTCAGCATTCCAGTCTTCATTACGACTTATACGATAGAAGCCATTTTTAGCAAGTTGTTGACCAAGTGTCACAGTAGATGGTAGCCCTTGGATAGGAATGCCTGCCTCTTTTAAGGCTTGTGACATAGAACCAGAGCAGTCGGCTGTTCCGTCTGATCCATTACGTGAGCCATACATCGAGTAGGTAAGCAGATTGCGATGATTAACAAACCAATTAACAAGAGATTGTGGGACATTCATTTTAGTATACCTCCTTGTCATCTAGTGGTTGAATATAACTCAAAGCTCGCTCACTATCAGCAATGCCCTTAGTTGTTGGGTCGGTAATAATTCCAAGAATAACCAAGATTCCGAGAAGGGTATTAATACCCTCTTGGATGTTGTTTGGGACATGAAGCCCAAACTGTTGCAACATAAGGAACACTGCTGAAATGAGAGCTACTAGAGTAGCTTTGTTTTGTAAACGCAATTTAAAATTAATCATTTTCTTCTTCCTCTTCTTCATCTAATAGGATGAATTTTTCTTTATCGATGTTTAATCGAATATACCTGTCTATGTAAGGGAATTTAACTCCCAAAGATGACAGGTTAGCCAATATACTTGAACCGTATGCAGCCATCATGGCATATATGAAAGTGTCTATCACGCTTCCTAAGTGCATGAAAATCGCAAACGGATAAAAAATTATAACAAAAAGCGCTGTAGCTAAATGACCAACAAGCCCTTTTCTAAATTTAAAGCTTGAAATCTCGTGAAAAGCCCACGCCCTTGAAACGCCTAAAACAATATCGCTTCCAATTATTTCAATCAGTAAGAATACCGAGAGATGATCGTCAATGCCATGTTCGTAGAAAACTCGAACGATGTTTAAAACTTCATATAAGCCATCTGGTTTCTGCATTGCACGCTCCTTAACTACTCTTGTGTAAGCTTTGCCAAGAGTTCGTCGTCATTAACCATAGCGGCGATTAGTTCTTTTACTTTTGGTTTTAATACTTTTGGAACTCGTTTAAATGTGTAGTTATCATTAACAATATTGATGGCGAATAGTTTAGCAAACATATCTTTTTATCCTTTCTCTTTATCATCAGTCAACTCGTCATCAGTCAACACTTTTTTCTCGTAGAGTTTATCAACGATATCCATCAACGTTACTTGTGCGGTACTTGATGCTTCTTCCATCTTTGCGATGGTTTCTGTAGCTTTTTTGCTTAATGCTTCGTACTCTTTGATTTTTTCATCAAGCTCATTAAATTTCTCATTTTCCGCACGCTGTGGGAAGTTTTCTTGATAGATCACCTCAAGTGCTTCTTTCAGTAATTCAGTGTTTGATAAGTCGATTTTCTCGACTGGCAAAAAGACAGGAACGTAAGCCCCATCTCGATTTTTCAAAATAACTTTTGTTGCATAAGCTGCTCCGCTAGCGTCATATTCTTTTGATTTTGATTCGTACTCAAATTTCATATATTTTTTCCTTTCTTTTATAGCATAATTGTGAGTTGACCAGCATATGACCATCCATTTTTTGTTGATAAAGCCATTAAAGAGTTAGAGCCTTTATCTATTTGTACGTGTGTATTATCATTTCCATCAATTATCCAGACAGCAATGGTTAACATATAGTTTTGAGGCGCTGTGAACACTTCTTTTGGAATCGTTGCAAACGTGATGGTATCTCCGTTTCCAACGAAGTCGTATTTGATTGTCAATATGTCACCTACCCGCTTATAGAAGCTATTGTTGTATCCTGCATACTGCCATCCAGTATTGATTAGATTAGTGTTATCGTTTCTTGCAAACTCTTTCCACGGTTCCCAGTCGTCAATTATTTTCGACCATCTGTGATGCCTGAAAAATAATCGACCATCATTACTCCAGAATGTCTGGATGGCTTCTTTTATACCGTCAGTATTATTTCCATTGTAGCTGTAATGGAATAGAAACCCCCACTGACCATTAGGATTTCCCGGTGCCGATGGGCCAAGGCAGTATTGTCCCGGTTCATAAAGGTTGTTTGCATTGCCAACTTTCCCTTTGGGACCACCGTTATTACTGGTTAGCTGATATTGTTGAATCTGGCTATCATTAGCATAAATATCACCAAGCACATCAAGAGCACCAAATTCACGTATTTTCCCAACACCTAGACCTTGTCGGTCATAAGAAAGTACCACCCTTTCAACAGGAACGTCAACGTTAACGCTTGTGCTTGTGAATTTGTCTTCTAAAATTGCCAATACTTGCCATGAATGTTTGGCACTATATTCCCCTGCTAAATCAGCAGATTTATTGACTATACTTGAAACGCCAATCCATTCACCAGATGCTGGTCCATTGTCAGTTGTGTAATCATTCTTACCATAAGGCGACACTTTGAAAGTAAGTTTCATGGTGTTTTTTTGAACACCGTTAATGGTTAGTGGTGCTATCTGTGCATTTCTTAGAATTTCTAAAGTACTAGATGTTTCACCAACGCGTTTTACGTCGATTTTCAGTGATGGTGCAAAATATTCAAGAATGGTAATTGTTTTATCAAATGGCTCGCTTTGTCGACCTCGGCTGTCTGTGACAGTTGCTCTAATGGTAACTTGGCCATTAAAAGTCAAATTCCCAAACGTGCCACCGTTAGAAGTGATTGTTTGATTATACCCAACAATTTCAGCTCTATAATGCTCAATAGTCGAGCCATAAGCACCAGATGCACCATCAAATGATACTTTTATATTTGATAGCATCTGGACGAAGTGTTCTGAGCTTGAAATGATATTTCTAGCTACTACATTAGTATCCGTCAATGATATTCCAGTTAAGTTTGGTCTGACATAATCTGGAACGTTTAGGAATATGGTTTTAGTATCGCTAGCCACTTCTCGTCCACCGTCGTATGTAACTACAGTAATGTCTCCTCGACCATTAGTGTAGTTTGGAAGTTCATTACATAGCTCTATCGGTGGTGTCCACGTGAACGAATCTTTGACATTCTCGTTGGTAATTTTCTGATTATAATTACCATATTTTACCCAGATTGCGTGCCTATAACTATCTTGACGTGCGTTAATTTTTATTGTAACAGGACTTCCGATTGTAGCTGAGACATCACTTGTCGTGCTTCCTCGTGGGATATCGGTTAATGTAAATGACACTCCGCTAATTGTCAGCGTCCGAGGACTCCAACCACCTGATCCATTAAACTGTGCTGAAAAAGAGAAAGTTTTTTTCCCGTTGAAATCATGATTGATAGTCACTGTTTGGTCTATCAATGGTACTGTTTGATACCAACTTAGAACGCTAGGTGAACCAGACCAATTCAATCGTTGTCCTTCAAAATCGATATAAGCGTTACATGAGTATTGAGCAAAAGTAGTTGTTGTATTTAATAATGCTAATTGAAATCTGACCTGACTCGTATTAGCTACTTTGTCTTGACTTACTTGATCAATCCAAAGCCTAATTCTATAACCTCTATCGTTATTACTCCAAAATTCAGCCATTTATTCTTCTCCTACATATCGTATAACATTAATATCTGGGTCAATGTGATATGGTTGTTCAATATATCTACCAACTTTGAGAGATTTTTTGACTACCCCGTTATTCATCTCAGTTTTACCTTCAGAAATAGTCATTGTCGAACGACCTGCACTAAAAAATGTAATACCACCATCAGCATTAAGCATAATGCTCTTGCTACCATCTTGTTTGCCTATTACGAACCCTTCGTTAGAAGCACTCATGTATGTGTCAATGAAGTTCCAACGTTCCGTCATTTCTTTAAGGTCTTTATTGATGGCATTCAAGCGCTGTTGAGCATTTTTCAAATCTTGCTCTGCTTTAACACGTTCTCTTTCACTTACTTCAAGAAAATCGTTGTAATCTTTAATCCAATTGTTGACGATATCAGCTTTAGCTCTAGCAGCAATCTCAGCTTTGAAGATGCTATCCTCTTCGTTAAGTCTGTTGAGCTGTGCTTGTGTCATAGCAGCATCAGCTTTAGTGTCAATCTCTTCTTGTATATCCTCGATGGCAGGAGTCCAGTCAGTTTTGATATTACCATCTTCGATCTTCACTTCCCAAACAGATTTTGTTGCTGTTTTGTGATATGTATTGACACGTAGATGATATGTGCCTGTTGGATGGGTCCATGTAAACTGCGTTCCTGTTGTCCCTGTATTTGAATCAGATATAATCTGAAGAATACCGTCGCCAAATAACATGAGTACAACATTATCGCTATCAGCGTATGGGTTATGAGAATCAGAAAAATTACCATCTGTTTTAGCACTAATGATGTACTTTTTGTTTTGCTCTAAATATACAGAAGTTTCATTTTCATAATAAACGTAATTATCAAAATTTGTCGGTTTACGATCAGGTTTAAAAGGTCCTTTCGAACCCTTCAAGAGGTTCCTAGCACCAACTGAAATACTACCAGCAGTATCATTCCATGTATATTCTTCTGGGTTTGTGCTGTCTTCTTTGAAGTAGTTGGTAAGTACACCTAGGTAACGCTTACGTCCAGTCTGGGTAAGACTGAAACCGTTTCGACCATCGGCACTATCAGCATAAGCGAAATGAACATAAGGTGTTCGTCCGTCTGCTCCAGCCTTACCTGGAATCCCGTCTTTACCATCGCTGCCCTTCCACTTTGTCCAACGATAATCTTGTGGGTTTTGACTGTCAATAGCATTGAAGTCTTGATACATTCCGATGTATGGTTTATTGACATCTGTTTGACTAAATCCACTACCAGAAACAGTGTCGGCATAAGCTATATGGGTGTACTGTGTTCTTCCGTCAGCTCCCTTTGGTCCCGGTATACCTTGGTCTCCTTTAGGTCCTTGTAAACCTTGAGGACCGCGTTCACCTTGAGGACCTTGTTTACCATCGTTACCTCGAATCAGGCTCCAAGTATAATCTTGAGGATTAGGACTATCTACTTGATTATAGTTTGTGTACTGACCAATGTATTTTGGAAAGTCGTCGGTTGTTACTTCGGAAGCACTAGGCATCCAAGGAGTGGCGATAGAACCTTCTTCCACTTTAGGGTTGTAAACTTGAAAGTGTTTACCTGCAGCCATATCCCAACCGTATATAATAAAATTTGGAGATCCTGAAGTTGTCGCTGTGAATGTGTAAGTGTATCGTTTCCAATTAGGTGTTATTGTGAAAGTTTTTCGTCCGTTCGGGAAGTTCTCAAAACCAACCAAAACATTCGTATTGTTGTCCGCTCTTGCCATAAATGATATGGTCAAGGTTTGACCAACTGTTATGCTATAACTGTTTGGTTTATACAAACCAACGGCATAAGCGTTACCGCTTGTTTTAACATCCATGACTGTATTAGTAATTCCTGATACCACAGTTTTTGTAATGGAACTAACTGAATTATTAGAAGAATTATAATTCATTTTATCAAATGTAGCAGTATCATCTAGCAAGTTCAAATTAGGATAAGTGGTAGTGAATCTATCCTTGCCATCTGCACTGTAAGCCCATGCCGTATGGAAATAAGGTGTTTTACCGTCAGCTCCATCATTAACGTTGGTTAGGGTTATATCATTTCGTGTTATTATCTTCATCACTTAACTCCGCCCATATTTCAATGATTGGAGTTGAAATACCATAAGTTCGCCAAATCTGCTCAATCACATCACTTGGACTTGTTGCTTGAAAACTAACTTGTGTGATTTCTCCTCCAAGTTCAACATTGGCATAAAATTTATTTTTCATTATTGATTCACCTCGCAAGTGTATTGAGATTTGATATTTATATCAGAAGCTTTAACACTAATTGTCTTACCGGTTCTATATTGATTACCAGTACCGCCAAAATTAGTATCTAATACACCATTTTGGTCACGCTTCGACCACTTATAAGTGTAAGTTTTTCCATTTGTATCAATTTCGGCACCAGATTGGAAAACTCGACAAGTAAGTGTTGTTTCACCCGAACCGTTTTTAAAAATGCTACCTGCTGTGCTCTCAATCGTACAAGTTACTGGGTCTGAGTAATCTAAAAGAGTAACAATTCCACTAACAGATGTTCCTGATGTTCCGCCTTCACGGTCAATGATTACCGCCTTAAAACTTTGAGCGTTTGTAACTGCTGATGGTAGAACTGTTAATATCCCTTGAGAAGTTGTACGATTCCCTGGCTGCACATTAGGTGTTTGACCTGTTGTAGATGAAGTACACAAGTGCCAACCTAACCCAAGGTTTGAGTTATATCCTGCTGAACCAGTTGAACTTACTGAACTGTCAGCATATCCGAAGTAGATCTCTTTATTTCCTTGTGATAACGTTCCACCTTTGTACAAATCAGCGTTAACGGTTAAGCTTGCAGGGTTAGAATTATAGAATGCTCCACCATTTCCTGCATATACATTCGCAAGAACAGCCGACTTGGCAAGTTGTACAACCGTTAAGTCTAAAACAGCTGAGAATGGAACTTTTAGACCTGTGTTTGGGTCAATCCAAATTCCTGACGCAGTAAACCGTGATGCTGAGTTAGCAATTGGGACGTTGACTTTTGTCGTCAACACACTATTTGCATTTCCGCTCAAATGCTGAGCGTCTGTACTACTAGTTGATGTAATAGTATTTGTTGACGTTCCGTCAGTACGTGTCCAAGTAATATTTCCTGAAACACCACTGATTACAGATTCAGTACTTCCTGCTTTAGTAAGATTAAGCGTTAAAACTTGTGGATTGGTAGCATAGCTTGGTGACCACGTCTGTGCTGTTGCATCATACGTTTGAGTAGTAACTCCGCTTGCAGTGATGAAAGCGTTGAGTTGCATACCATCTGATAAATCTGTGATTGTGATTTGTCCACTTGAGACAATTGACATATTTAATTCCTCCTATTAATTAAGTGGTTCGGCAGTACAGTTAAATGTAGCTCTTTGCCAAACGTCGCTATTTGTTATTGTAATTGATTTCTGACTTGCTTGATGAGCAAGATTCCAAGCAGTATCTACTGTTCCGTCAGCGTTAACTTTAGACCACAGATAAGCATATCTAGTGCCATCTTTGTCAATCTCTTTATTGTCTTGATAAAGTTTGGCTGTAAAAGTTGTATTGATGATATTGTTTTTAAATTGATATCCGTTAGAAGATTCGATTATTAAATTTATAGGACTTACACCGTCATCTCCTTTAGGTCCTTGTTTCCCATCTGAAACATCTGTGAATGTGATCTCTGCACTCGCCACTAACTCGTCGTCAAGGTAAGCTTCAACAGTTACCTGGAGCGTGTTTTCAAAATCTGTTGGTTTAACAACTAACTGATTGCCAGTGCCGATGATCGAATCGCCATTTTTAAAGAAAAATATCGGTTGATAAACTTCACCGTTTTTTTCAAGAGTAGCTTTTAGCACGCTTTGACCTGTGCTATTTTTAAACGTCGTCCCGTTATCGGTTGAAAGTTTCAACTCGTAAGGAATGGCTTCCTCAGCCAATTTAGTCATGCGAGATAACAAACTGTCTGAAACCTTGTTTTGAAGCGTTTGGAAATTAGCAAATACCGTCTTATTCTCTACGGGATTTGTGAAACTAATCTGTTGTTCACTGACACGAGCTTCAAGCATAAGCATAGGAGAGAAGCCTGTATCTTGGATTTTAACAGTGTCTCCAATGTCTAAATCAAGGAAACCATCGACTTCATAGGTAATGGCTGGATAGCAGAATTTTCGTAGGTTTCTAAGAGCTGTCGAAATAAGCACGTCTTCGCTGTCCGTGTCTATTTCCATATCTTTCCGTATCCAGTTATCGCCATTCTCTTTACCGGTTAGAATAGATGGATATAACTCTTTTGAAATAGGAGCATATAGCGAACCATTCTCAAGATAAAACTCAACTTGACCATTCTCGTTTCTCCACTCTTGTTTTCGTTTGCTATCAATAGTAAGTGCAGCTGTGCTTTCAGTGGTTACTTCAACATCTATAGGTGGAATTTCTACTTTTTGCACTTCAACATTTGGAGTGCTAACTGTTTCAGTTCTACCCTCAACAGTTTTACCCTCTTTCAATTCAGGAGGATAACATAATGTCTCAACAGCTCCTAAATAAGCACTAGCAGGATAGCTATTTTGGACAACGTATTGACGACCAGCGTAGTTTTGTTCCAAAACCGTAACGGTGCTTCCATTGTTGGAAATAATAATTGAAACGTGTCCCCAAACAGACGTACCTAGATAACTATTGTATGCCTTGATGTTAGCGATAGCCCCAGGTTTTAATTGGTCAACACTTGTAGGTCTAACGACACTCCAACCAAATCTGTCCCAAGCATAGTCAGTACCAATCTTGGCGGCAGCCATACCAGCACCAATTACACCAGATTTACCTGTTACTCCTGCGCCAAGACCTGGTCCACCCAATTTCATAGAATACCAAGCTGCCAATGCATAACATTGACCGTTACCGACTCTACGACCTTTCAACCCTTGCATTTCATTGAGGACGGCGATAACTCTATCAGCCTTAACAGTTCTCGTTACTTGTTTGTTTGGTTGAGTGATTTGATTGTCTGGCTGTCTCCATAAATCATCTAGCTTATCCAAAATGTTCCCATTCGAACGGTTGATACCATTTCGAATATCTCGCATAAGATAGATATAGTGGTTGTATCCAGCAGCGGCATAATCATAAAGAGCTCCTCCAATTCGAAAGAGCCCTTTTGTGTATTCTTCAATGTTCTGCTTGCCTTTGACACCGTACATCTTACGACCACCACTCGTCTGATCTGCTAGTAGATAAGTGTAGTCTTTCATGAAGTCGTCAACGCTAGCATAGTGCATATACGTTCCGCCCTCGCTAGCTGGTCTAGGACTACCCGTGGTTACAACGACACCAGATGGACGCGTTTGTGCACCACCAGTCATACCACTCCAGTTATTATCACGTCTTGCTACATTAGATGAACCCCAAAAGGACTCAAGATAGAGCTGAGATATGACGCCTGATGGCAAAAGGTTTCGCTGAACACATAGATTAAAAATGGTTTGCACCAAACTAGCACTTAACGTGTGTCCTGCATAAGTCAAGTCACCTCCAGCGTATCTTTTTTCAACTCTAGCCGATGGAACTACAACTGGATTTTGAATAGTAACTGGATCGGAGATTCTCTTGGTTTCTTTCTTCGTATCAGATTTTCGTCCATAAGGAGTTATCATGTTATAAATCTGAGTCTTATCAACGCTACGCTTAATGCCATTTATGTTTTTTCCATATTTCAAAATGACATCTGAGCGTCTGCGACCAACACCTTGATTTTTACCATCGTAAGCTTTATATACGTTTAAAACAAACTCATCAAGCTGGCTGTTTGGTTTCAATCGTGTATCAAACTCAATTTCAGCATCAAAGTTTCGAGCTAGCGAAATCAGTCGAGCAAGAGTAGTTTCTTGTCCTTCCCATTCTAGAGTTCTCTTTTGATCAGAAACCTCGTTAACACCAAGAGTCAATTTAGCGAATTGTCCCATTCCCCAGTCGTCAAAATACTCTTTGAATGTCATAGGTTTTGATGCCTTGTAAGCACCTCGATATTCTAATAGTAATTCAAGACTCAAGTTTTCACAGTAACATCGAATTATTTGCTCATCCTCTTCAATCTTCATGACATTGAAAAGATACGACTTGCCCTTGTGTTTGAAGCTGACAAAAGCTCGCTCGTTAAGATATTTATAAGAAATCTCTACCTTCGAATCAGATTTAATGCTTTTCTTAAAAACCGAAAACTCAAAAACAGATGTTCCACTTTCAAGAGAACGTGTCCATTTATCGTTGAAAAAATTTAACGTGGATTGTTTTTCGTTGTCTATATAGGCTACTTTCTGCAGATTGTTATCATGAATCGTTAATAACATTAAATCCACCTTTCTTCAAATTCGATAGTTACGCTAGGCTTTTTCTTAGCCCACGGAGATTGAACAACCTCAATCTGTGACTCGCCGGGAGGAATTACCGGCCACAAAGAGCCGTCAACAATCTCATCCAAATTAAGTAGATTGTTAAGCGTTAGTGTGTCGTCCTCGCTATTAATAATAAGATTGCTACCTTGAATATATCTGTTAGGAATGTCTTCGAAGAAGGCGTTATTCGTTTTGATATAAAGCAATTGGTCGAAATAAGCGTGCGTCACAAATGATTTTGACGGAATGTTTGAAATCGTTAAGTGTATCTTTGCTGACTTCTTCCCTTTAATTTCTGGAATAGTGAAAGTGTTATAAGTTCCCCACCAATAGAATGTAACCTTGTCATCTTCTCGTTTGATATCAGACCAACCACGCGGTTCATTGAATGGATTATGATCTTCATATTCCGTAGCTAGAAATGACCATTGTTTTAAGAATCTAAAACCTCCATAACCATCTGAAGCTAAAGCGTTATATTCTGATTCAAGTCCCAAACTACGTTTGAATGTTTCTACTCCATAAAGAAAATTACCATCGGCATCTGATACTGTTAGTTTTAAGAATCCATATTGAGATATAGACCCAGCCCAGAAAATCTGTCTCCACCAGATATATTCATTTAAAGCTCCAACATTACCACTACTATCGGGTGGAATGTCAAGTGTTAACGACGCTGTCTGAAGCTGATTGATGTTAGCGTTTGGATTTTTTAAACCAATATGAGGTCTTCCCCATACATTTTGAATTTCAAGTGTTCCATGTAAGTCCCCTGTAACGTTAGTAATCCCAACATTCTTAGCGCCTTTTGCAAAAGCCTGAGGAATACGATCATCCCTAAAATCATAAAGCACTTCAGCTTTTGAAATGATTTTGCCATCGGCTTCTTCTATATTCCCAGCCTCAAATGCAAACTTATCGCTGACGAGACCATAATAGCCATTTTCAGCGTTTGCTTTTAGAGTGATTATTGGATAAGCGTCCGTTGAGCCTTCATTATCGATAGAAAAAATCATTTTCCCATCTTTTTCTTGGTAATCTGTAACGCGCTTATAAGTAGTAGAATGTGCTACTCCGTCTGGGACTAAAAATTCAATCGTGGCTTCGTCATACCAGTCAGAGATACCTTTGAGACTGACCTCGCCTTTAACGAGCGCCAAATAATAGCGTTCGGGTTCTGTTGGTAGAAAGAGTTTAACCGCTTTTTTTGTGTGTAGGATTCTGGCAGCTTCTTCTCTAACTCGATAAAACTGCACATTGTCAACTGGTGCTGGTTCGTTTGGGTCAATAAATGTCATATCAGCCAAGTCTCTAGTTGCTAGGCTGACTGTAAGTTTTATCTTCTTTGCACCGATATCAACATGTTGGACATTAACGCCAATCGATGGCGCTGAATCTGTTGAGATAGACCGTTCATTTCCTATTTCATGCTCTACTTTGATTAGCTTGAAATAGTTTGTTAAGTCATACCCATTAAATTGGAATAAAGCCATTAATTGAGACCTCTCATTCGTTTGTAAGTAAATTCTTGTGATTTTTGATAACCACTAATGTCATCTGCTGTTGCGTAAGCAGACTCACGACCATTGATATTGAGTGATATTGGACGTCCTACTAATTCAGTGATAAGATCAAGTGCTTGTTCTAATCTATCCAGTCTATCGTCGTCTCTCAATGCTAAATCAACGCTACCTCGAATATTACCCCAACCAAAGCTATCAAATACATTATTGTCTTCAAACAATTCACGTGAGCTAATAGCGTAACGACTAGCAGTGTCAACCATGTTTTCAATTGATGACTTGACGTATTTAACACTTCTATCAATACCAACTGCCATACCTTGACCGATATAGATACCAACTTCATCACGGAATAACCGTGATGGTGAATGAATCATCGCTTTTGCTTGAGCTGCACGTTCTGCTTGAGCTACAAGAGCGTTAGCAGCAGCTGTTACTGCTCCAAGAGAAGCTATCATACCATTAGCCAAACCTTTACCAATCATCGCTCCTACTATTTGCATAGCACCAACGCCACCCATTGCGCGTGCTCGTGCTGCATTTACTAACGAATCAACTGCAGAAGATACAGCACCAACGGACGATTTAATACCATTTGCGATATTTTGCCCAGTCTGAGTTCCTGCTTGACGACCCATTTGAATCATGTATTGACTACTAGACTGCACAGATTGAGCCATTCGTTGCATAGCTGACTGTACTTGTCCAGCTGCACTACTCATAGCACTAGCGATTCGTGGTGCGCTAGTTGCAATACGCATGATTGATAATGTTGTAGTATTAGCTGAGCTTGCTACAGATGTAAGTTTTGCTGGAATAGTAGAGATAGCACCTGATAGTGTGGACATACCAGCTGTAGATTGCATGACTTGAGCGTTAAATCGCACGAACCCAGCAGCTCCCATCATCAAGGCTGGTGTCATCATTGTTAGTGCCACGTTGAACATTTTAAGTGGTATTGACGCTGTCATGAATTGTGTTGTTAACTGCATGAGAGATGAAGCAAACATCATGAATTGACTATTCAACATAGTTAGTGATGCACCAACCACATTGAAGCTAGTTCCAAGCATAGATGAGCTAGAGGCCATCATGGTGAAGCTTGTTCCTAACATAGCTGAGATAGAAGCCATCATCGTGAAGCTAGTTGTTAACGTTGTTAGCTGTGTAGCTAACGTAGTCAAGGCCGAACCGATTGAGGTCAAGCTAGCAGTCAATCCCATAGCTACTGAGCTGAACATAGTCAACCCAGCAGATGCTTGCATAAGTGATGGAGCTATCATCATAATTTGTGTTCTAAAGATCGTGATAGGTCCTGCAATAGCAGACAATCCAGTTAGTGATTGCATAGCTTGACTTGAGAACGTGCTGAACGATGTTCCTGCGGTAGTTAGCAATGATTGTAAATTAGTGAATGCCGATTGAATGCTTGTAATCGTGCTTGAGAATAAAGTCAAACCAGACACAGCGCTAGTTGCTGATGCTGACACCTTGCTCATGCCATTTCCAAGTTGAGCCATACCAGCACCTGCTTGAGCAAGACCTGCTGAGCTATCACTAATCGAACCAATGCCATGAGCGACTGCTGCAAGTGATGCAGCCATGTCTCCTAAGTTTGTATTGGTAATTTTGACTACACCAGTAGCTAGCTGATTGAAACCAGCACCAGCCTTCTGAGCAGCTGTACCGATTGAGTTGAATACATTAGCTAGGCTATTCAACACACTACTTATTGCATTCCCTGCAGAAGTAATAACGCTTGAAATACCTTCAAATGCTGACTTGATGCCGTTTCCGATACCTTGAGCAGCTGTGCTAATTGATGCCCCGACTGATTGGACCACGCTAGCAATACCTTGCAAGGCAGAACCGATAGCGCTACCAGTAGCACTGATGATGCTTGCCACACCACTCAGAGCCGTACTAATAGCCGTACCGATACCCATTGCGGCGGTAGCGATTGCCATTCCTGCAGCTGACACAATAGATGCAATACCGCTCAATGCAGCACTAATCACACCACCGATTGAGTTAATAATAGGAACAATTTGAGTGATAGCTGTCACAATCGCTGAAATGATTTGACTGATGATAGGTGCAAGAGTTTGAACGACTGCAACGATGGCAGAAATCACTTGACTCATAACTGGTGCCATTGTCTGAACAGCTGCAACAATACCTTGAATTAATGTCGTGATGATAGGTGCTGCTGCTTGGATAGCTTGAGCAATAGCGCTGATTACCATTGCAATCTGTGGACCGAATTGTCCAATTACTTGAGCAACTTGGACAATGCAATCTGAAATTATTGGAGCGATTGCCACGATAGCGTCAGCGATAATCTGAGTGATACTTGTAATCGTGTCACTAATGATTTGAAAAATCGGAGTAATTGCCTCGGCAATCCCACTGATTGCAGTACCCAGAGCAGTGGCAAAACGACTTAAAGCGTCAATTACAGGTGGCAATACACTCAGAATAGAACTAAACGCATTACCAAACGCTGTAATAAATGGTGCTGCATTTCCTAGAGCAGTGCCGATAGCTTCTACTAATGGCGATAATCGTGCAAGTCCGGGAGCAGCTTCACCAACTGCCTTGACGACAATTCCAAAAGCAGTTCCGAATGCTTCAATGATAATTCCTGCAGCTTTGCCAATACCTTGGACGACTGTGCTAAATGCTGTACCCAAAGCTTTTAATATTTGTGAAACCCCTTGGGATTGAGTAGCCAAAAGGGTGAATGATGCCACAATAATACCAATACCAGCACCGATACCGACTGCGGCAATGGCTACGGCAGCACCGAATGAAAGCAAGGTTGCGGGGTTCAACCCTTTAAGACCTTGTAAAGCATATTTCACCCCTTGCCCAATACCTTTAAAAATAGCTGTCAAGATTCCTTTGATTGCATTACCAGACGACTTGATAACGTTGGATATTCCACTGAACAACTGAGTAATGGTTGATTTAGAACGACTAGCACTCTTAGCAGCTTGTTCTGATCCCTCAGCAGCATCCTTACCAAACTTCTTGAATGGATTTAGACTATTGATGAAGTCCAAGCCTTTTAAAGCTCCACCTACCGCTGAAATCCCAACCTTAGCAGTCACAAAACCTGCTGCTATTGCAAGTATGCCACTGGTAATACCGTTGAGCACTCCTTTAGGGATGGCACTTACAAAGTTAGCTATTGCTGATGCAGCTTGTGATACCCACTTGGCTAGTGTCCCAAACGCCGTACCCAGTACAGATATAATCGTTTGCATTTCAGAGCTGTTAAAAACGTCAGCGAGTGACGAACCAAGTCTTTTAACGACAACCCAAACATCTTCTAAGGCTGTTTTAAATGCCTTGAATGCTCCTGTATCAGCGAATGAGCTGATAAAGTTGCTAACTGATTTAGTGGCAATTGTTAAGGTTCTTGAAATGCCATATGCTATGTCTCCAAACACACTACCTAAACCTTTAAATAGGTTTTTAAAATCGATTCCTTTAAACGCTAAACTTATTTGACTTGCAACATATCTGAAAGCATTGCTAAGACCTTTTATTGCACTTGTATTGCTAAAACCTTCCCAAAAAGATTGCACGGTCTGACTTATGTTTTTAACCGCTTTATCAATACCTTTGCTCAGATTGTTAGCAAAGCTTTGAATCTTACTGTCGTCAATTTTGCTAAAAGCATCAATGATGCCCTCAATACCTTTGATTGCCTTTGCACTAAGTTTTTCAAAAACTGGTTGCAATTTGTTTGAAACAGTTTCGTAGAGACCACCAACAGCTTCATCTACTGATTTATATCTGGTGGCCAAATCTTGCATGGAATTACCAGCACGCTTGAATGCTTCTGTAAAGTCTTCGGTCTTTATTTCTCCGTTTTGTATTTTGGTGACAAGCTCATCAAGAGTCATTCCCATCTCTCTAGCAACAGCAGACATACCAGCTGGTGATTGTTCCATCATCAACTTAAAATCTGCCCATTGAATCTTAGGTTTTGTCATCGCTTGGACCATTTGTTGACTCAATGTTTTCATCGCTTGTTTAGGGTTTTCAGCAGAAGCAGCAAGTCCACCCATAGCTTTCACTAAATCACCAGCATCGCTTCGACCAATTGCAGCCATTTGAGCGAATGTAGTTCCCATGTCAGACGCTGAATAGATAGTTTGAGTTGCATAATCTTGCATCGCTTTCTTAGCTGACGCAATTTCTTTTTTTCCCCAGCCCAACTGGCTTAAATTACCATCAAATGTTTTCCAAGCCTTTGTTGAATTGTTAAGCTCGGTAATCATGCCACCGATACCGCTGGTTATAGTACTGATACCCTTAGTGATACCAGCACTAACTAAATTAGCACCCAAAACACTTTTGAAAACAGATCCTAGTTTAGCACCAGTTTTACCCAAATTTTGAGCGTTTTGTTGTGCTTTTTTGAGAGCGCTAGACATGCCATTGTCTTGAGCACTCAATATTGCTCGGACGTTAAATGTTTTATCTGCCATCTAGCAAGCCCCTCTCTAGTTTGTAATTAAGATTATTCTTAGCTCGCTCTAATAGTTTGCTATTGGTGATTCTTTCTCCTAAAACTTCACGAGCTCTTTCTTTAGCGTTATAGAAGTCATCAAATTTTTCGAAGTAATACTTCTTGCCATCTTTAGTTGTGGCATTTGCCAACCTATTAAGATAAGCAAGTTGATATATTTCTCTTTCTTTATTAAGAAAACGCTTCTTATACGCTTTCTGATAGAGTTTCATTTCTTTAAGTGTCATTCTTCGTGCTTCAAGCAATGACACGCCAAAGTCAGCCATAGCATTCGTGATTAATTCCTCGTATACTTCGGCCGAATTTTGGTTATCACTCGTTGTTTTGGCTACTCTGTTGCTTCTTCCACTCGTTTCGTTGTTGCTTTCGTCAAAGGTTGAGTTCGCAATGCTGATAAAAAATCATCAAATAGCGAGTCAAGATGTCCTTTCTCAGCTTCTTCAACGACATATGCTTCAATCCCTTTAACAGATGGTTTTTGACGCTCTGTAATTGTTGCTGCTTGAATGATGTCAAGCAAAATTACTGGATTTTTTTGTTGCAAATCAACAACTGCGTGCTGTACACCAAAACCAAATGAAACGCCACCATCTGAGATTGAATAGCGTTTGTCAAGTTCGCGAATGAAATCAAATCCAAAAGTCAAAGTGTAGTCTTTTTTATCGATAGTGATTGTGTGCATTGTTTGTTTACTCCTATTTTTTCTAAAATAAAAAGCCAAACTTTCACAGTTTGGCTCAAGATAATTACATATTATTAGCCGCCGATTCCTGCAGGCGTAGTAGTGTCTTGGAATGTATATTGAATTTCTTTAATCTGATCACTAGTCAACGTAGCTTCTCCAGCTTGCGGTTTACCCTCAATAGTCAATTCTGACTCAATTTCTACAAGGTCTTCTACATTAGCTGGAACTTTCCAGTTTGACAAGCGTCCAATCGCATAGAGAGCTCCATATTTACCGCCTGATTTTTTGTCAGCCAAGTCAATTTCCCAAACTTCTACCTTATAACCGTCAACTACTGAGTTTTTAAGCATTTCATTTAGGTCGTCCTTAGTGCCAATAGCACTGATTGATAGTTTAGTTTCAAGACCACCATCAGCAACTACTGCACCGTCTTTAGTTTTCGTACTGTCTGCATCACGTGAGTATTCCCACTCATGTTCTGTTTGTAGGGCAAGTTTACGTGCCGCTGTTTTGTCTCCGAGTTTTCGGAACATCAATATTTTGTCTTTACCCAAAAGGGCTTCATTGTTATCAGCCATTTTTTCCTCCTATTAAACAAATTTGAAATAAGTATAAATGACGAAGTGATATAACACTTCATCTGTGCTATTGTCTCGATTGCTATCAATTGACGACTGATTGATCTCTGCTGAAAACTGCTTACCGCCAATGTTTTTGATAGCAAAAAAGCTAGACATCAACTGTCCAGCCATATCTGATAATGTTTTTCGGTCATCCACACGCCCCCAAACATGCACTGTAGACGATAAACGACCTATCAAGTGCGATTTTGTGGATTGTGGCAAGACCATTGTTTCCCCCATGACGACAAATGGGTAAGCTGCGTCATCTGGTGGCAAATAAGTGTAAGTGTTGTAACCTAACTCACAACTAATACGATACATTTCATCGTGAAGTAATTGATCTGGTTGTTTCATGTTTCATCCCATTTTGCCAATTCTTCAACCATCTTGGGTGCTACTTCGTCAAGAGCTGGTTTCATGAATGGCTGTGCCTCCATCTTCCGTGTTCCTACTTCGAGATAACCTGAGTAGCTAGTCAAGGCTTCTACAGTTGCTTTATCACTTTCAACTTGCAAAGTAATACTTCTACGAGTAGCACCAGTTGAATAGCCTTTGTTGAATTGTGCCCTATTAACAGCAGCCTCTTTCAGTTTTGAACCATACTTCCTAAGAACCTTTGAACGTTTTTCAGGAGAAGCGTTTTTTAGAAGACTTTGAGCCATTTCGTCCAATCCTTCAAATTCAATTGTAGCCATTATCTAACCACCTTGTTAGCATAGATGACGTTTCGACCAGCTAGATAACTTCTGACAGTGACAGGTTTGTATTTGCTACCATCGTATTCAATTGTGTCAATATCATCTTTAATAGGGCCTCTAAACCTAACGACTATGCTATTAGTGTTTAACAGTTCTCCTAGCTCGGCTTGTAAATCAAGGCTAACACCAGTAACATTACATGCTGTTGTCTTAGTCCATTCCTTACCGCCTACCATACGTCCTAAATCAGGGTCGTAGTGTTTTGGTGTCTTATCGATATATTTTAGCACTACTTTATCGGCATATCTCATAGAAATAGCACCTCACCCTCTTTAGCTTGTCCAGAAGTTCCATATAGACGCTGAAGCATATTGTCGTAAGGGTCAAACTCATTTTCGTTATCATAATAAGACATTGAATGACCATCTATTGACTCAGACCTAGCACCTTCTGCCCCTCTGCGGTTAAATCGCTTAACAAGACAATCCTCAAAGATAAACGCCAAATTATCATCAACTTCATCAACACCATACTCAGCCTTGAAATGATTAACGATTCTCTCTAACAGAATACCGAGCAAGTTATCATCATTGATGTTAAGGTCAACGGACACGTTTTGGATGACTTTCTCTTTATCTAACGCCATCATGCTATACCTCGCTATTCAGTGGTATTTTTAGCTTTAGTCTTTTTCTTTGGTTTGTCGTCTTGGACGTGTCCTAACTCAATGAGTTCCTCAGTACGGTTGCCATCATAAAAGTCACCTGCAAAATAAACTTTACCATCGGTTTTATCTTTAAAAGCTTTTAGTACGACATTCATAGTAGCACCTCTTAAACCGCAGGAATTACAGTAAGCATGTAAACATCGTCCAAACGTTCGAATGATGGTAATGCAACCATAGATACTTTAGTTTGAACGTTGACTGGATCAGTAGTCTTAGTAGTTGTAACTGCGATACCGTTATCAACGATTTCAACGTCAGCGTTAACTGTGTTGTCAGCAAACAAATCCGATTCTTCTGGAGTAGTTCCAAATACAGTGTTTCCAAGAGGTCCGTTAGGGATAAGAGTCAAGTGACCGTCTGGGAAGAATTTAGAAACCTCACCTTTTTCGTTTCGATAAGTACCATTTTCAAGAACGACAGTTACACCAAAGTTGTCAGCGATGTAGTTATCAAGTTCAGCTTTAGTAACTGATGACCCATCACCAGCGAGAGGCTTGATAACTTTAACTGTAGATGCAGCTTTGCGAATAAGACCAAATGTTTTAGCATTCATCACTGCACGTTCTGGGTTAAGTCCGAGCTCACGCGCAGTTTCAATAGCATCTTCCAAATCAGCAAGAGGTGTAGCGCCAGGTTCAGCCCAACTTTTTGATACTTGTTTTTTGTGGTCTGGTTTAACGCCATAATCGATGTCTTTGTTAACGCCATCGCTTGTAAACGCAATTTTACCTGTAGCAAGCACTTGCATACGCATAGCTTCAAGACGAGCGCGTGCACCATTGACAAGCGTCAAATTATCGTTGAAAATACCCGCTACAATTGTGTTAACCAATGCTGCGTTGCCAGAATCTTTCACAAGGTTAAGCTGTTGACGGTCATTTTCCTTGACAAGCATAGCCTCTTTAAAGAATGGCATCTGTTCATCGTGCATTTCAGCGCTAACACGGTCACGAACGGTTACATTCGTATCAAAAGCTGCAGCTTTTAATGCAACAGATTGACCAGAAGCACCTGTAATGTAAGACAATTTAGTTCCAAGTTGTTTGCGCGCTGGGAAAATAGACTCACCCAAAGTAGAGTCAACATTCTCTTGTAACGCGTTGAAGTATCCAGCAATATTAGATGCTGTTACTTTATCATAAATAAGTCCCATGTTTTAATGTTCCTCCTCTTATTTCTGTGAGATGAATTTAATAAGTGGCAAAGCTTTCGTGATGGTGCTGTCCACAGATCCACCATTAACTTTTTCCTTGTAAACTTCACCAGCGTAGAGCACTGATACAGTGTTCTCGATTGTCAAGTCTACGTCATAGAGTACGATTCCCTCTGGTTCTGTTTTGTTTTCAACGACAGTTTTTGTGCGGTCGTCAAAGATTGAACCGCCATTACCTGCTACAAGTGTCCCTGCTTTGATGTATTTTTTACCATCTACTGTTACGCCTGGGTAAGATTTGTCTACTGTCGCTGAAACTGCTTTGTAAGGCAATGAGCGGACAATGTTTGAAGTGTCAAAAATTGTTGTTGTTGGCATTTAAAAAATCCTTTCTGTTTTAGATAAAACGAGCAGTCGTAACGTTTGTAGACTTAGCAAGTTGAGCACCAAAATTATCCGTCTGAGTACCAGTTGTACTTCCGACTTTTGGCGAATTTTGACGAATAGTAGCTTTTACTTTCTCAGCCACTGCATTATTAAATACTTTCTCAAAAGTACCAACCAATTTAAGAGCTTCTGAGGCGTTCTCAGCATGGCTAAACATCTCAGCCAATTCAACTGGTAATCCCTTTGATACAAGGTCTTCTTTGACTGCCATATTGAGTTTCTCAAATTCAAATTGTGCTACCTGTTTTTCAAATTCTGCTTTTTGGTCTTCAAATTCTTTGCTAGCCCGCTCAGCAGCAGATAGTTTTGAATAGTCTTGTTCTTTTTGTAACGCTTTGGCGATACGTTCGTTTACTCGTTTTTCTTCGCCCTTTTTGTGATTATTCAAAGCAGTTTGGACTGCCTTGTTAACAATGCTATCCAGTTCTGACTGTGATTGCGGAGCTTGGAAGTCGCTCGGTTGATTGTTATCAACGTCATGGCTTACTTCTACATCTTCGACCGTTTCAACTGTTGTGTTATCTGTTTCCATTTATTTCTCCTATCTAGTCTCGTAAGCAATACCCTTTCTAAGCCACGATAAGGTTAGCTACTCCCTATCTAGTCCTGTCTAGGATATTTACCCACAAGCCACGCTAGTATTGTTTATTTAGAGCTTAAAATAGCCCTATACACCACCCTATTCACGACCTCGGTTGTTTCTTAAAAGTGGTGTACTATTCGACCTCAACGACTGCACATCGGCAGTATGGGTGAATAGGTGGAGCATTCGTTCCGATTTCCATGTCAGCAATTCTGACAGGATTCTTTTCTGTTTCTTTACCAATATCTTTGCAAATATCACACGCTCTCGATTCTGGCATGAGTTTGAAATGCTCAAAGCCATTCTCTTTCATGATGCTTTCCTGGGCTAACGTTTGCACTCTTGCGTGTTCTGTAATTGCCAACCGTTCAGCTTCGAAACGAGAAGCATCCATGTATTTGCGTATTTTACGCGCAATAGTCAAACCGTTTTCGCCTCGAATCAGGGCTCTTGTTACTTCATTCTTAACTAATTTTCGTAACTTTTCCTGTCTATTCCAGATACGCTCTGACCATTTAGCGCCCTCAAAATTTGCATTGACGGCTGTATTCATATACTTTTCAAGTGTTTTTCCACGAGGTACAGTCTGATCAAGTAAGCTCTTATAACCATTCTTAAGATAATCTTCGGTCAATTTGCGTTCGCCCTCAGACAAAGCTAATAATTCGAGTTCTAATTCTTGAATAAGCAGTTCTTGACGACCAACCGACATAGAGAAATTATAGTCACGAAGCTCTCTGTTAGCTTTTGGACTGAAGTCTTTGTTAGCTACGTACTGTTTGGCTTTAGTTTCAAAATCCTTGACATCAAAACTGTCCGCTTTTCGTCCGGTTTTATTAGCGAATTTTTGAATATACGCGTCTAGTTCTTTTCGTAGTTGTGAGAGTTGTAAGCTGTATAATTCTTCAAGTTCTTTTTTAAACTCAGCTTCACCCTTTTTAATGCTCGCTTCTCTCTCGCGTAGGGTACGCTTTGACCAATACGTCATTCATAAACCCTCTCAAAATCGTCTGTGTGCGTTTCTTTTACCTCGTCGGTATATTTGCCTACGTTGTCATAAAAATAGCTAGGATACCCCTTAAAATCGATTTTAGAAGACTCTTCGTTTATTTTGTCTAGTTCCTCGGTTGGATTTTCAACCAATCCAGACAAGCTTAGAGCTGTTTCTTGTGAAACTTGGCCACCCAAATCATTCAAAATAGATACTTGCTCATATAACGATTTAGGAAGGTTTGGTGTGAATGTGATTTTCAATCGGCTTTCGTCAAAATCTTTAAACTCGTTAACTAATGAGCCAATACGAGCAGCAAGACGGTAGCGTCGTTTCAAACCTTGCGTAAATTGAGATTGCGTATCAACTCTATCTTGGTCTAACCCAAACAATTTGTATTTCAACGCTTCACCAGATGCATTCCCGCTAAAATGATTATCTGACATGTCAGGCGTATTAGTAAATACATGAATGTCTTTGTTTAGGCGTGTCTTATATGCTTCTGCACCAGATACATCATAAGACTTCGTGAGATATTCGGCTTTGACCGTTCCCTCTTTGCCGTCCGCTGATTTAGGCGGTTTAAGCTGCATGAGGCGCGTGCGTTTCATATCGCTAGCTTGCATACCTTGAGGTAAAGCAAGGTCTCCATAGATAGCAAGGATAGCATCTGCCATATCGCTCATATGGTTGGCTGTGTCAGACTCTGCACTGTCGTATAGATCAATCAGGTAAAGCTCAGTTTCATAATCGCCAATACCGTCAGCGTTATTTAGAAACTCTGTAATCGGTACTGTACCGAATGCGTGAGGTGTAACTGAAATTTCATTAAAGCTATCTGATGCATCAAGCGTATAGATGTGTTGGTTCGTGTAAATTTCAACCACATCTTTGGCATTTTGGAGCGTTCCTCGATTATAGTATCTAACAGCTGCGATTGAATTGTCTTCTAGTGAGTTGTCATAAATCACAAACGTTTCTAGCGGACTTAATCGCTTGATGCGTGTTTCATCATACTCGCTTCGATAGATAACTTCATAAGCTCTACCTGTTTGCGATAAATCTCGGATAAGATTTCGGTTGTGTGTATCGATGTCGTTGATACGCCCAATGCGTTTAATTGCATCATCGTTTTGTGAGTTATCTTCATTGTCGTCATATTCGACACGGATAGGATTTCCAGCTAAATAACCTGTTTTAAATTTGCTAATCATACGACCATAGTTATGCACAGCTCGTTTATCAGCCATCTCGTTATCCTTACGACGACCAGACTTGAGAACGTCGTGGTTTTCACCTCTGGCATAGTCCAACAGCTCTTGAATCCGTGGAGCTTGTCTCAATTTATGGTGATTGATGAAATTCTTCAACAATTCCCAATTATTCACCATGAGCTCCTCTAAGTTGTCCGCTCGATAACGAATGCGAGACTCTCGATGGAAGCGTAAGTTCAAAACTAGGTCTTGTCCAGTACTGTCCGTAAATAATGTCTGTTCCATCATTCCTCCTAACTAAACATACTGAGCAAGTCATCATAGCTTGCTCGTTCTGTACTACCGATGACATAATCAGAATATATAGCGTATCTCACACTATCAAGCACGTCATCAAATTCTTTCAATGGTTCATCTTTCGTGCTATTTTCTTTCCATCGGTACTGGTATATTTCATCGAAAAAGCGAGGTACAAAGCCCCGCTTAACGTATAATTTCTGTTCTTTGAATAATTTAGCGATAAGCTCGATACCAGCTATGACTGACTTGTTAGCGTTGCTAATATCAAATCCTTCGTTTTCAAACCTTGCTACGTGTTCAGGTCGGGCACTATCAGCATAAAACGGAATGTTACCATAGATGCCAGTAAGCTTCCTTGCTTGCTCTACCCACCAGTCAATCTCTTTGAATTGTGCTCGTACGCCATCGACAAGATAGAAGTTATTATCTACTCCTTCACCAACAATCACGATAGATCCGTAGTGAGTATATCCCCAGTCAATGCCCCCAAAATAGCGTTTCATTTCTGGCAACTCATCAACTACGTGTATCTTGCTGTCATAATCAGCGTAGATAGCTCCCTCTGCTACTGTCCAGTGTCCTAAGATATCTCTATCGTAGAACTTACCCTTTGGCGTTACTGCCTTGATAGAATCGATATAGCGTTTCGATAAGAAAGTATTATCATCTAGCTTGAAACTAAAATCTATAATCTTTCCGTCGTTCTTACCGATATAATCTCGGTTAAGCCAGTGATTAGGATTATCTGGGTTACTATCCCAAACAACACGAGCACCATCACCAGAACAGCGTGAGATAATCTCTTTAAAAACAAACTCATTGGCTAGCGACGCTTCGTTGACATAAGCTCCGAACGCTGTAAAACCACGGGCACGTTTAAGACCAGATATAGAGCCAGTATAGACCTGCACGACTTTGACACCACAGAAAACGAAAGAGCCATGTTTATCGTATTTTGGTTCAAAGCCATACTTGTTATAAAGTTCTTGTAAGACGTTATTCTGAATTGCTGTTGAAGACGTACCTGCCAAAATGTAAATAGGCTCATCTACACCTAATCGGTCAGCAATTTTTCTGACACGACTTAATTCGGTTACAAATGTATCATTGTTAACAACGGTCTTACTCGCTCGTTTAGCTCCATGAAGCCCACAGATGAACCAGTCGTGATTCCAGATGTAATTAAGCACTTCTAACTGTCGCTTGGTATAGAGCTTACTCAAGTCCATTGTTTACAGCTCCTTTGATAAGGTTTAGGAAGCCAGCTATCTTTTCATCTTGTCCTTCATCTCCACCAATTTGAGATTTGAGTTTTTCTATTTCAAGCTGTAACTTCTCGGCTTGTTTAGTTGTTGGATAGCGTTTCAGAATTTCGGTGATAGCCTTGATAACGGTGTTATTATCAGCTTTCCTTGTGACACGCTCAACTTCGCCACTAACTGGGTTCATCATGACTATTTCTTCATCACGCTTGCCCCTTGCAATATCGGATAAAATGGATAAGGCTTCCTTGGCGTCCATGATGTTCTCGTTGTGCATTTTTTCAATTTCTGCGTTTATGGAGTTTTTTATTTCAACTTTTTTCAACAATTTCTCAGCTTGCGCTCCAGAAGTTTTCGGACTATAGCCAGCATTTATAGCTGCTTGAGTTCCATTTCCTAGCTTGATATACTCGCTAACAAATAGCTTTTGTCGTTGATTTAGCCCAATACATCCACCTCCTTCATTACTTAATCAAAAAAAGACAACCCACAAATGAGCCGTCTTTTCTTTCTTCTTCGATAATATAATAATACCACTTAAAACAGTTAATAGAGACCTTGAAAATTCCGCTAAAATACCATTTTTTCAACGCTCCACAATTAACCGACCATCACGATACAATTCTGCGAAAGCTAGGATAGAGTTGTTTAAAAGCTCTTGGAATGCAGTGCGTTCAAAGCCGATTGATTGAGCTATCTGCCAGTTGGGTTTGGGCGGATAAGCTAGATATTTCTCTATCAGTATTCTGCGATAGTCTGGACGATATAGCCCATTAACCGCTTGTTCTATGGCTTCTAGCTCATTCAATGCATCGACACGTCTTACTGCGATATTTTCAACAGGTTTATTCACTCCGCCACCCCTTGGCATGAATGTAAATTCCTGTGTTATTTTCTGTTCAGCGCTATCGTGTGCAATCTCTCGCCAGCGTGGATATTCTCGAAGCTTGCGTTTGCAACGTTTGAGTGTTGCTTTCTCATCAATTTCCGGCAATAGCATTGATCTAACCTCTCTGATATAATAGTAGTGTTAACTTTCATAAAGTGCCTGCAATTGTGTCGGTCTTTTTTTGTTTTTACCCAAGAAACAAACATTAAGAGGTTTTTTATCACCCCCCTCTAGTTTAAATTCCAGTCTGCTACCAGCAATGCAAGACTAGAGTAAAAAAAGTATGTATTGGTTTCCTCTTTTCTATAAAATATTTACTGGATTTGTTGTCAAGGTCTGTCAGCTTGACACGTTTTGTCGAAAAAATTACCTAGTCATGACAGACTAACAACGAACGAGGGATTCGAACCCACGCACGCTACAAGAATTTAGATGAGAATTGAACAGCTTACGCCTTATCACCTCCCAAAGATTGTCGGTCTGTCAGCGATAATCTTATTTTTTTTGTCGAAAAGCAACACCAAGTCATGACAGACTAACGACTGACAAGGGAGTCGAACCCCTGACAGCAAACAAGAATAAAGAATTTGAATTA